GTATTTCCATCGTTACTAGCAAATCGAAGCACCCCAAAATTAGAGGCGTTTGCTCTCACACGAAGTGATAAAGCATTAGACGAATTTGCAAGAACCTCTAATGGAGCCGCAGGAGCAGTCGTTCCAATTCCCAATCTACCATCACTCGTAATCCGCATCGCCTCTGCACCACCCTCTGCAAATGCAATCGTATCTGCGGCAGGGAAGAAGATGCCTGTGTTGACATCTCCGGTAGTCGTAATAACCGGCAGAGAGGCTGTGCCCGCCGCCGCTACAAACTGGGCATCTGCGTTAAACCGAGCGCACTCAGTCCCGCCTTCACTAAAGCCGATGATGTCCGACCCGAAGAAAATCCCAGTATTAGCGTCCGTACCCCGAATAGCCGGTGTACCAGCCGAGCCGTCTACATCCGAGACACCGTTGTCACCTGAAATAATTACACTCATCTCAAACTCCTTAAAGAACCAGCCAACGCTGACCCGAAGAAACCGTAATAGTAGTCCCACTCGATACCGTGATGGGTCCGACACTTAAACCATTCTCACCCGATGCAATCGTATAAGACGCTGATGCAGTGGACTTGTTTGTCAGGATCGCACCACCCGCCTGAGCGCCAGAGATACCACCCCAAGCCGAACCATCATAGCCTTCAAACTGATCCGTGTCGTCATTAAAACGGAACATACCTTTGGCTGGAGTCGGACGTTGCGCCTGAGTTCCAACCGGCATGGTCACTGCACCGGTGCTACTGAAGACAGGGTTGCCAGTGACGGTCAGGCTCGACAAGGTCGCCGTGCCACCAGCCAGATTCACAAAGTCAAAAGCCACCACCACGTTCGTGCCGTTTGCATAAACATGCATCTTGCGGCCATTGGGCACCGTCACCCCGGTCCCGGCCGAGGTCTTCACCACAATGCTCTGGCCACCAGAGGTGTTGTTCTCTATTAGGTACTGCTTTTCAATCGTCGGGACAATTAGGTTCCTCGTGGCCGTCAGAGACCCAGTCGAGGTGACATTTAAGATCAAATTACGGAAAGTCTGCGCCGCATTGCTATCCGTGTACCCAAGCGTTAAATCCGCATCTGTCGGGAAATCCGCCGTGGCCCGCCCAGTAATCGCCTCTTCAATGGCCGTGCCAAGGTTCGTGTTGGTCGTGTTCCCCCACGTCCCCGACTGCTCACCATTGCCAATGAGCTCAATTTTCAGCGAACTATAAGTACTCGCCATCTTCTATCCTTTAGGCCGCTATCGGCACCCAAGTAACGGTCTGGGAATCATTGACGACCACCCATGCACCGGTCTGTGAATCATTAACATTTTGCCAGTTGGGGGTCTGATTGTCATTAATTGTCGTCCAAATCGTGACACTGCCCACCCGTCCAACTGCCGAAACTCCCGTAACACGAACATCCGAGCCAGCTCGCACCGTGACAGGGCTGACCGCTCCAACCGCCCCGACCCCCGTGACAGGCACCGTGACAGGAATGCTGGCATACGCCTGACCAATAAAGCCAGTTCCCTGCACGCCCGTAACATTGACGACCGCGCTCTGGATGACAACAACATCGCCAACCTGTCCATTACCCTGAACCCCGGTAACAGGCACAGAAGCCGATCCAGTTTGAGCCGTCTGGCCAATGGCGCCAGTCCCCTGGACGCCCGTGACCGCAACAACAGCTGCGGCCTGGACTGCCACATCACCGATCGCACCGGTTCCTTGGACTCCGACGACGGGGACGTCTGCGTTTCCTGAGACGGCGGCTTGCCCGATGAATCCTGTGGCTGCGACCCCGGTAACGAGGACACTTGCCCCACCAGAGACGGCAACGGTCCCAATAGCACCGCTACCTGAGACTCCGGTGACGGGGACAACGGCTGTTCCGGTGACTGCGACGGTTCCGACGAATCCGTTACCTTGGACCCCGGTGACGGGCACAGTAGCGCCGGCAGTGACGGCAGCCTGACCAATGAATCCTGTCGCCGAGACTCCATCCACGGCAACAACTGCTGATCCAGAGACGGCAACGTCACCAATCTGGCCGAGCCCTTGGACGCCAGTAACAGGAACGACAGCAGTCCCGGTGACCGCGACCGTGCCGATTGCTCCTGTAGCCTGAACGCCCGTAACTGGGACATTTGCCCCTCCCGATACCGCAACCGTTCCGACCGCGCCAGTGCCTTGAACGCCAACAACATCGACGCTCTCATCCTTGATCGCAAACCCAGGGTCTGCAAACGGGGCTCCGGCAAACGGGAAGAACCCGAACATGCCGTCACACTACCAGCCAACGCTGGCCTGAACTTACTGTCACCGACTTCCCACTGGCAACGGTAACCGGCCCAACAGACTGAGCATTCGTCCCGGTTGCAATGGTGTAGTCCTCGGTTACGGTCGTCGCATTGACGACCAGCGCACCTATTCCGCCTCCGCCGCCCGTTAAGGCCCGCTCGGAAGGGTAGGTTACGAATACATCCTTGGTTCCAGCAGAAAAATTGACTAGGCTGCCGGAGTTACTAGAAGACAGAACCGCATCCCTGGAAAGCGTCGTTCCAGAGGATGTGTACGTGCCAATGCCGACTTCCCATTCCGACCCGTTTTGCAACGCAATCGTGTAGAAAGTCGTGTTGCCATTCCCAATGGCCGAAAAAGACTGGTAACCGGTCTCGGCACCGAGAAGAGTGATCGTCCCGGTGCCGGTCGTGGTCGTGGTCTCTTTGACCCTGTCCTTCAGTACGAGGGCCATTTAGACACCTTATGCGATACGAATGATCGCCCCAGTAGCCGTAGCAGCGGGGAACACGATAGTGAAAGTACCCGCAGTCGAGGTCTTTGCACCACCGAAGTTCAACACAGCAACAGCAGGATCACCAGTAGCGGTGTCGTTATAAATCAACGCGCCATAGGCAGTGATCGTGGCAGTCGTAAAAGACAGGTCGCTGAAGTCAGTCAGCGCTGTCGTGCCGCTGGTGCTCACACCCTGCTTGGTCAGCGTACCGCCACCAGCAACATACGAACCCGAAGCAGCCACTTCGTTGGTCGTGGTGTAGGCAGTGGTTGCAGCCGTGAACGAGGCGCTGTTGTCATACAGAGCCAGCTTGAAAGTATTGCCACCAGTAGCAAAATTGTGGATTCCACGAAGGATTTGACTCTTAAACGACGTGGGCATAACAGTTGTGGTAAAAGCCATTTAGACTCTCCTTAAGAGGTTGGCGGCGTCTTGCTCCCCGCCTTGAGCGCAAATTTGGATGCAAGTGGCCCTTTCGGCCCGCTTTGCCTGTTTCAGATATTCAAAGACAGCTCTTTGAACGCGCTCCCGGAAGAACTTCGCCTGCTCACGTATAGCCGGGGGAGCGTTCTCGGCCACGCCAATAATTTTATCGGTGCAAAGCTCGGATAGATCTTCGCATGAAAGGCCCCCAAAGTCACTCGTTTTGACAATTGGATTGGGCATTTGTCCAAATTTTAGATCAAGCATGGTTATGTCCTCAGGGCTTCGGGTGGGAGAAGGTTAGGGGTTTGCTCGATGGAATCCTTGACCTCAGAGTACTTTTTGGCCACAAACCGGTCGTTTTCCAGCCCAACCACCAACGGGTCAGCCAAGCGATGGTAGCCATAGAGCTTACTTTGCACCGGCTCGTTGGTGTCCAAAAGGGAAGACTCTTGGGCAATCCCAATTTTGATCCCACGGGAGATTGCTATGGATAGCAAAAACTCACAGTTTGCCCGCCCGGCCTCCGCAAAATGGACATAGCCCTTGTACGAAAAATCGATCCCGTACAGGTGGATTTCCGCCACTTTTGCCGCGATCGCAAAACCAATCGCGTAGGCCACGGTATTGTTGAAGTACCCCGTCCGGCAGGAGTTCATCACCTCTTCCAAGGGATACTCCACCAGCCCAGGACAGCGGGAATCCAGCTCACACGTGTAAATCGGCCCTTTGTGCTCTTTGAGCACCTTGGACATGATCCCCGTTTGGCTGCCTGCATCCTCAGAGTCCAAAAACCGACTGGCCGGGTCCATCATAAAAACCCGGTCGTGATAAATGACCCCTGACATGCAGTTGATCGCCCACACTTCATCAAAATCAAACGAATGAGTCCTAGCCAGTATGTACTGACCGTGACTCTTTCCCATTGCGACTATTGCTACTTTCTTGCCTTCTAAATTTGGAACACCATTCATGGACCTGGACTTTCTGATTTCACGTATATGCGAGCCATACCATCTCGGCTTTCGTCGCGACGACGACGGCCTTGTTGCTCGATTCCAAGGCCTTGAATAGATTGCTTATAGGCATTATCAAAGTATTGCAGCATCTCAAGTGGACCCTTGGTGTAGCTGTAGGCTTGAATCAGGCACGCATACAAAAGGGCTTCCGGCGCATTGATACTGATCCAGGTCGTCGTGTTCGTGCTGGAGAGCTGTGCAGGACGGTAGATGTAGCCCAACTCAACCGTGAAGTTTGCATTCGGGGTCGGAGCGACATAAAAGGTATTTTGATCCCACACCGAGTAATACTTCGGGACTCCCGTATCACTGCCATCGGGCCAGTATTCCTTCATGAAGGACGTGTCCCTAAAGTCCAAGAAGACCTGATCGCCTGTGGATGGCACGGTGATCATCATGTACCGATGCGTCAAAATGTCCGAAGGTGCAGTCAAGAATTTAGTGCCTGAAGTCATCGACGCTGTGGATTCTTTCTTGAAGTAATCCAGGTCAATGTCCCGCAGCATGCGGTTCTCGGCCATTGTGATGAACGTATTGATCACCGAGGCTGTGAACACATTGCTGTTCACCTCGGTGTAGTTCCTAATGTTGGTGACGAGTTCGTCGTAAGTCATGATCAGGTAATCACAATGGTGACGTTGCCAACAAACCCGTATCCGGTGACAAAGGTCTGGGGTGGGTAGGGCTGCATGTCTGTGCGATTAACCGTACTGAACCCAGAACCAATGCTTTGGAACGGCGCGCTAAAACCAGGGGTTCGGAGGTAGATTGTAACCGGCTCAATGCGATCAACGCGAGGATCTTTAAGCGCAATCGCATCGCCTCGATACTTGAGCGGATAGAGTTGCGGCTCTTTGGGCTCGTAGTCATCAGGACAGACCATGAACCCGCGCCAATTCTTGCGCAAGGTGTTGTACGAATACCGTTGACCACAGTAGTCACACAGGCCGAACGAGAATTTGCCCGTTGCAAAGGCCATGGTTTACTGCCCGAAATCGGGAATAAAGAGTGCGCTTGCTGTGTCACGATCTTCTGCTGCTGCGCGTGCGAAGTCTTCATCATAGATTTGCTTCAGCATCGGCGTACGTTCAGGGGCATACTTGAGCGAAATCTGATAAGCAAGCCCGGAGGCAAGACAAGGCAAAAAGCGGAAATTAACGTCTGCTGTGTTGGTGTAAACGCCTGCATCCTGGATCCGTCGAATACGGTAATAGACCAAGGTGTAGGCGAGATTGGGCGAAGGATACAAGAAAACCTTGAACGTGTTAGCACGTTGTACGTACAACTGGGCAGGTTGGGCCTGCACGGTCTTATCAGGAAGATCTAAGTACTCCTCCCGACTAATCCGATCAAGACTAATGTCTTGTTGGGGACTTACTCCAGGCAGACGAATGACCGCCGAAAGCACATTGACCGTGTCTGATCCAAGCGTAATCTCGTATCCTCCAGGAGACAAGGTGTACGTCGCTTGCTCAATGGTCCAGAGGTTCAGCCCACGATTGGCCCAGTCCAAAAAGAGCAGGTTTAACGACCGTCGCGCAGACGACAATTGATATCCCGCCGTGGGACGCATGCCGCAGCGCTCAAAAGCCTCTTCGATTAAGTCATCAATCGAGAGGTTAAAGTCGGTCGTTCCTGAAGTTGCCATTTACGCGCAGCTAGAGCCGCCCATTTTCATTTTCTTAACGCCCTTCATGGCCATGCGCTTGTGCTGATTGACAGCACCACCGTTGGCCATCAACACAGGGCCTGTTTTCTCGCTGGTTTTACTCAGCATCTTGTTGCGCGGTCCTGAAGTGACCGCACCGCCACCACGCGTTGCCGCGCCCATGCCACGTCCAGCCATGATTACTTCCCCTTTTTCATTTTCTTGGCCATGCCGCCAGCTTTCATACCATGCTTGGCTCCAGGCATCATCGAACCATCAGGCATTTTGTGCATAGCACGGCCCTTGGCATCGCTTGTTTTACGCTTCATGGCACGGCCCATCTTGTCGGCCATGCCGCCTTTTTCGTAGCCCTTCATCATGATCAATGCTCCT